CGCGGATCAGGGCTCAAGATCAACGACGTGTTCTGGACGATCTTCCTGAACAACGCCGCGTTCTTCGTTGCCGGTAACAAAAACTATCAAGCTGGTACAGACACGGTGCTGACCATCGACGGCATGACCAAGGCCGAAGTCACCTTCATGGATCAGGTGGACGGCGACGGCAAACCGATCGGTGTAATGCCGGCGATTGTCCTCGTGCCGACCGCGCTGTCGGCCGTGGGCACTCAGCTCTACAAGTCGGTCGAACTGCGGGACAACACCTCCGGAGCCAAGTTTCCGGTCGCGAACCCGCATCAGGGCAAATTCCGGGTGGAAGTCAGTCGCTACCTGGCCAATGCCTCCTACACCGGCAACTCTGCCAAGGCATGGTACCTGCTCTCCGAACCCACCGATCTGCCGGTCATCGAAGTCGCGTTCCTCAACGGTCAGGAGTCGCCGACGATCGAAACAGCGGAAGCCAACTTCAACGTGCTGGGCGTTCAGATGCGGGGTTACCACGACTTCGGCGTGGCCCTGCAGGACCCACGCGGCGGCGTGAAGATGAAGGGCGAAGTCTAGCAATGGGGGAGCCCCCCTGACCTGATATGGGCTGCCGCCCGGAGGACATGGGACGCTCACGTTGTTCGCTGCGGGATTGAGACCACCACACTTTTGAGAGGATTTGAAGCGTCATGCCACAGGCAACATTCGTTCTGGAAGGGGACACGATCGACTACACGGCCGCCGCTGCGGTGGCGGGTGGCGATGTCGTCGTGCAGGGAGATCTGGTGGGAGTCGTCACACGAACCCTGGCCATTGGTGAACTTGGTTCGCTGATCGTCGAGGGTGTCCTGGACTTCGCCAAGCTCACCAACGTGGCCTACACCGTCGGCACCATCCTGTACTGGGACGACACCAACAACGTCGTCACTACGACGGCCACCGGCAACAAGGTTATCGGTAAGGTCGTGCGGGCCGCCGCAACGACCGATCCGACTGTTCGTGTCCGCCTGAGTCAGTGACGGAGCGACGACCGTGGGAGACCTGCTCGACAAAGGCTCCGCCTGGCTGGAAAGCCAGCGGAAGCTGCACATGACCCGCGACGTGATCTACGCCCGCAGGATCATCACGGCGGTGGTCAAAGCGACCATTGGCCGCACCGAGTACGAAACGGACGATGGGCAGGTCGTCCGGACAGAGTTCACGGATCGTGATTTCCTGATCACGGTGGCCGACCTGATCCTCAACGGGATTGCCACGCTGCCGGAAGAAGGCGATCAGATTCGGGAAACGCAGGGCACGAACCTGCTGATCTTCGAGGTGATGGGCTGGAGATACTCCGATCCCTATCGCCGGACCTTTCGAATTGAAACCAAACATGTCGGAACGGAGCCCGTGTAATGTCAGTGGTCAGCGATGTGGCGGATGCGATTGTGGCCGAACTCAATGCGGCCACGCTCAGTCAGCCGGCCAGTGCCGTACGCACGTATCTGCCGCAGTACAAACTGACGGAGATGCAGACGCTGCATGTGACAGTCGTGCCCAAGGGCATTGTGGTGGCCAATCCGGATCGCAGCCGCAGTCAGTCGGATTACAGCTTCGATGTGGCCGTGCAGAAGAAGTTCAGCAGCGGATCAAATGACGAGCTGGATGCTCTCATTCAGCTGGTGCAGGACATCATCCTGCTGTTTCGGACGAAACAGCGACTGGATTCGTTTCCGAATGCGTTCTGGCTCAAGACCGAAGTCCCGGTGCTGTATGCCCCGGAACACATGGAACAACTGCGTCAGTTCACGAGTGTGCTGACGCTGACCTACCGAGTCATCCAATGATCGGCATGCGGCTGAAAGCGGCGAAAGGCCTGTTCTTCGACCGGTCCCGCGTGATCAATGCCACCGACCGAACCACCCGCAAAAACCTGTCCCGTTTCGGAGCCTACGTGCGACAGCGAGCGCGATCCAGTATCCGCACTCGCAAACGCATTTCCGAACCCGGCCAGCCACCGACCAATCGCACGGGCCTGCTCAAACGCAACATCTTCTTCGTCTACGAACCAACCCGACGCAGTGTGGTGATCGGTCCTGTGCTGCTCAACAAAAGCTCCGGGGCTCCGGAACTGCTGGAACACGGTGGCACCGTGATCCGGCGAATTGGTGGTCGCAGCGTCCGCATGACCTATCGACCACGACCCTACATGGGTCCGGCGTATGAGGCAGAACAAAGCAAATTGGATTCGCTCTGGCGAAACTCAGTGAGGTGACTTGTGGCTTCGATGGCATCAACAGAAACGCATGGCAACGGAAATGGAAATGGCTACGTCGTCATTCCCCGCTGGTTTGTGTCCTTTCTGAGCTTTCTGGTGTCAGTCGTGTTTGTCGGGGCCGTGCTGTGGGCATGGTCGATCTCGAACGACGTGAGTGCCATCAAGGCGGAGGTCAAAGCGACCAACGACATCCGGGCCAGTGAGCTGGAAGACGTGCGACGACGACTTGATCGACACGATGTGCTGTTCGATCGCCTCTTCGAAAGACAGCAAGGGCAGCGCCCTTGACCCGTTTCGAGCGACCGCTCGGAGCGTTGTGGCCCGTTCCCGTTGGTCACTATCGGATTTGAGGATGAACAAGTTCCCTGGAATTGTGATATGAGCGACTTCGAACCCCTCGATATCGCTGCCTGCTATGGCACGGATCCGACGTCAAAAGCCATCTCCTGGCTGACGGCGTCGCCATTCGCTCCACGCCGACTGCGTCGGGGGCCATCCCATGTGGCTGTGATCTGTCACTTGGACGGACGGACGGTGTGGATTGAGTCCACAACACTCTGTCCGCATCCGTGTTTGGTACGCCATGCGAAGGTGGCGGGATGTCAGGTGCATCCGGTGGAGGTACGGATTCAGGACTATGTCGCCAGCGGCGGCCATGTCGATCTGTATCGCCTGTCGCCGGTCGACCGTCTGTCGAGCAGTGAATCGCAGCTGCTGACGCGGATTCTGATCCGACACTTCGTCGGTCGCAGTGTCACGTATGACGTCGGTGGAGCACTGCTCTCCGGAACCCGGCTGTTTAAGCACACCCGGCTGCTGCCGAGTGCGGACCTGAATCAGCTGTTCTGCTCGGAACTGGCTGCCAAGGTGCTGATGCGACTGGGCCGCCTGAATCGCGACAACCCGACCAAATACAGCCCCGGCACTCTCCTGCGTCAGCTGGTGCGGGAAGGCACGATGCAGCTGGAACGCTCGTTCTCAAAGGAGAAGCAGTTATGAAACATGTTCTCTGGTGGTGTGGAGTGCTGCTGTTTGGAAATGCAGCGATCGCCGACGTCAGCGAAGCCATCGTGATTGTTGATGGCTGCAGCGGCGTCTGTGTTGATCCAAGCGGCATCGTGCTGACGGCCAAACACTGCGATCTGCCACGGGAAGTCACGGTGCGATTCAAGCAGCGGAGCGTGCGGGCGGTTCGTGTGTATGAAAGTCATGATACTGAAGGTCCGGTGGCCTATAACTGTGACGGTGATGGGTATCCGTCGCTGCCGGTCGCGGCCACAGCCCCGGTGATCGGCGAGAAACTCTGGTCGTTTGGCTATCCCTCGCTCAACGGCCAGCGGGAACTGCGCCGGAACTGTGGTCCGCTGCTGCGATGGGGCACGTTCAAATATGCGGGTGGTGAATTCACGGGCAATGTGTTGGGCTTTGCCTGCGGCAGTGGCTGGAGTGGCGGACCGCTGCTGAATGCCAAAGGCGAAGTCTGCGGTCTGCTCAACAGCAGCGATGATCGCACGAGTGTGTTCATCTCTTCGGCCGCCGTCCGACAGGCCTATGCCGCTGCGAGACAACAGACAGAAGAGACAACGAAAGACCCCGAACAGCAGTTGCCGGAACTACTCGTTTTCGGAACACCCACCTGCAGCCCGTGTCTGCAATTCAAAACCGATCTGACATCCAACCGCCATTTCTCCGCGCTGCTGCGATCCACTTACGAACTGGTGTGGGTCGATATCGATCAGCGGCCGGAGATGGCGGAAAAATATGCGATCGAACAGGTGCCGGTGTTCATTAGCAACAAAGGGATTCGGATCGTCGGTTACACGGGCCCGGAGAATCTGCTGATCGGTCTGGGCCTGCAGCCCAAACCGGATCCGGCTCCACCGCCCATCGCGGAGCCAGTCCCCGTGACTGGCGAGTCATCATCGCCACAACCCTCCGAACCCACCGTTCCTGTCACCCCTCCTGCTGATCCCATTGATCGACTCACAACGCTGACGCAACAGGCGATCTCCATCGCCACCTGGCTCGGTGTCACAGGTCTCTCCGGCGGCACAGCGGGAATCCTGCTCGGAGGCCTTGCTCTCTGGCGGACTCTTCGCAAACGACGGCCAGTACAGCCAACCATCCAACCGCCCATCAGCCCGCCACCCACCATCACCCACGATTCAGCCCCATTGCCACAGGCGATCGTCCCGGAAACCCGGTTTGCTGCGTACGAACGCGATTCCCATGCCGAGGCTTTTGCATGGGCAGCCGCGGAAATGGCTCGCAAGTATCCGGGAGCCGTCAGCACGCTCGAATCACTGCAGGGACTGATCAATCAGTACCTCGCGTCCCGTGGCATCAAACGCCCGGCGGGAGGCCCGCCTGCCGGTTCGAGCTACCGCTCGTAGACAACAACCCGCTCCCGTTGGTCGCTCACCCATCCTTTCGATTTCATGTTTTTCTTCCTCCGTCTGAACAGGATTCTTTGCTATGTCCGGAACTGATGCTTTCCTGTGGTACAACGTCGGTGACTGGGGCCGTTATGGTCTCGCCATCCCGAACTTCTCCAATGACACGCGTTCGCAGAACGACACGATCCGTTATCTCACGGATGTGATGGGCCGCAATCTGCAGGCTATCCTCTGGCATCCGGATGCTCGCCTGCGAACGCCGCCATCGATCAACACGCTCACTCGCATCCACAAACTCTGCACCCGTGCTCGATCGATTCTGGCCAGTCGTGCAGTTCCCGCTGCCACGCCCAACATGGAAACGGCTCACGCACTGCCGGCTCCGGAAGAGTTTCTGGTGTATCCGACGCCGTACTTCCGTGTCCGCAACCAGTGGCTCAAGCAGTATGCCGGTCTGATCCTGCTGTCCCTGACGGAATCCATGCAGCATCAGGAGAACGCTCGTCCGCTGGAGATCAGCCTGGCGTTCTCTGGCCTGATTGGTCAGTACATCCAGCGCGTGTACCGACTGATGGCCACCGAACTGTTTCGAGTCCCCACCGACGAAGCCTCCAAACCGGACTTCACTCTGACCGACGAACAGCTGGCGACCTACAACCCCTCGGTCTGGTTCACGAGCACCGAAATGCTGGACACGGTACCGCCATTGGAAGACTGGCCGACAGAAGACGACCTGCAGGTGCTGACCGACGGGATTCCGATCAGTCAGCTGCCGGTGCTCGGTCGCTGGCCCAGCGGACCAGTGGGTGCAGCGAGCGGCACAGCGGTGATCTCGAGTGAGTCATTTGCGCCCGCGCCGGGTGCATGATCAGAAATCCAAACCAACAGGAATCCATGACGGAGGGAGAGTCGCATGTACGAGTATCGCGCACGGATTGTTCGCGTGATCGACGGCGACACGGTGGAAGCCGAGGTCGATCTCGGCTTCCACATCTCCTCCCGCATGAAGAACCTCAATGAAACCCTGATCGCCGCCGGCCATGCCGTGGTGGCGATGCATGAATAGCAGGAGTGGGAGACCATGGGTGTCAAACTGGGATTGCATGCCAAGCTCTATCGCAACACCGGGAGCGCGGGCACACCGGCGTGGAACGAAATCGCCAATGTCCGCGATGTCACGTTGAACCTGGAAACAGGCGAAGCGGATGTTTCGACACGCGGCAACGGTGGCTGGCGTGCCAACATCGCCACGCTCAAAGGCGCGACGCTGGAGTTCGAGATGATGTGGGATACGGCCGATGATGACTTCACAGCCATCCGCGAGGCCTTCCTAAACAACACGCCGATTGAGTTTGCAGTGCTCGACGGAGCCAGCAATCAGTCGGGCTCCCAGGGACTCCGGGCCAGCATGGCGATCATCAACTTCACTCGCAGCGAACCGCTCGAAGAAGCCATCAAGGTCAGCGTCACTGCCAAGCCAACCTACTCGTCGACCGCACCGACCTGGATGACCGTCACATAGTTTTCCTGTTCCCCTGACACTGAGGCCACTCCGTCATGCATACGTTTACCGATACTCAGGGCCGCCCGTGGACCATCACGCTCAACGTCGATGCCATTCGTCGCGTGCGGTCCGTCCTGAACATCAATCTGCTCGAAGCCATCGAAGGCAAGCTGCTGGAGCGACTGATCACTGATCCCGTCCTGCTGTGCGACATCCTGTTTGTGGTGATTCAGCCGGAGGCTATTGCCAAAGGGATCAGCGACGAAGATTTCGGACGGGCGCTGGGTGGTGATGTGCTGGAAGCCGCCACCTCAGCACTGCTGGAGGAACTCGTCGATTTTTTCCCCAGCGCGAAGCGAGCCGTGTTCCGCAAAGCGCTGAGCAAGCTGAAACAACTGGAGACTCTGGCGATCGACACGGCGACGCAGCGACTGGAGAGTCCCGAACTCGAACAGAGAATGAAGACGGCACTCGCTGCGACGTCTGGCAGCTGATCTGGCAACTCGCCGGAATCGCCGGCATCTATCCGGGACCTCTGACCCTGCGAGAACTTGTCTGGCTGGCCGAAGCCCGACAACGGGATCAGTGGAACCATACCGCATCCGTGATGGCACTGATTGCCAACGTGAATCGGGATCCGAAGAAGGGCCGTCTCGCCAAACCCGACGACTTTCATCCGCTCCGCAGGCACAGTCACCAAACCGAATCCACCCAGCGCCAACCACCCCTTGCCGACATTTCGATACTCAAGGCGGTCTTTGTGGATCGCCGGTCTCCGCTGGGATGATGGGTCATGGCAGCCAACGCACAGGCCATTCGGGCAGGACGAGCATTCGTCGAGCTGTTTGCCGACGACACCAAGCTCGTACGCGGACTGCGAGCGGCCGAACGGAAGCTGCAGGCGTTCGGGGCCGGCGTGCAGACGATCGGCAAATCGATGTTCGGACTGGGCTCGGCCGTTGTGGCACCGATCCTCGGAGCCGTGGCGGCATTTAACGATGCCGGCAGCCAGTTGGACGACATGAGTCAAAGGACGGGAGTTTCCGTTGAAGCCCTGTCCGAATTGGGCTATGCCGCCCAGTTGTCCGGATCGAATCTGGAGACGCTCGAGGGCGGCGTCCGCAAGATGCAGAAGTTCCTGGCATCGGCGGCCGAGGGTTCTGAAGGAGCGACAAACTCGCTGGCGGCTTTGGGGCTGACAATTTCGGACCTTGCGGGACTCAGTCCCGATCAGCAGTTCGAACGGATCGCCGATCGGATCTCGAAGATCAAAGATCCGGCACTGCGTACTGCGGCTGCCATGGAGATCTTTGGCAAGACCGGGACTGAGTTACTGCCCATGATGCAGAACGGAGCGGCTGGAATTCAGGCGTTCCGGCAGGAAGCACGCGACCTTGGCATCGTCATGAGCACGGAGGATGCTCAGTCGGCAGCCGCATTCGGTGATGCTCTCGATCAGCTGTGGGCGGTGCTGAAGTCTGGTGTCTATGCAATCGGCGGGGCTCTGGCTCCGCTGCTGACGGAACTGGTGCAGTCGACCTCGCACATCATCACGACGGTTGTGAAGTGGATCCGTGAGAACAAGGCCCTGATCGTCACGGTCTTCAAGATCGCGGCGGGTGTTGCGGCTGCCGGTGCGGCGTTGTTTGCTCTGGGAGCCCTGATCTCCGGCGTTGGAGCAGCGTTTGGAGTCGTGGCGACGGTCATCACCGGCATCGGCACCGTTCTGGCAACACTCGGAACGATCGTGGCGGCACTCTTGTCGCCGATCGGACTGGTTATCGCGGCGGTTGTCGCGCTCGGAGGTTATCTGCTGTATGTCTCCGATGCCGGATCCGCTGCTCTGACATGGTTGTCCGAGACGTTTCACGCGCTGAAAGACGAAGCGCTGGCGGCCTGGAAAGGCATCGGTGATGCGCTGGCCGCCGGTGATCTGGAACTGGCAGCGAAGATCCTGTGGCTGACGCTCAAGATGGAATGGCAGAAAGGTGTCGCCTTTCTTGAAGAGCACTGGATTCGGTTCAAGGAGTTCTTCGTCAGTCTGGCGGCAGATGCGTTCTATGGCACAGTGTCGCTACTGGTTGACGCCTGGGCTGGGATGCAGGTGGCCTGGGTTGAAACGACAGCCTTCATGTCGGATGCCTGGACGCTCTTCACCGGCAGTCTCACCAAAGGCTGGAGCGCTGCCCAGAACTTCATCAGCAAGGGCGTCCTGAAACTGATGCAGCTGTTCGATAGCGAACTGAACGTCGAAGAAGCCTCAAAAATCCTCGACGAAGAACTGCAGCAGCGTAACGCCGCTGTGGATCAGCAGCTGCAGGACCAGATCGGGGCCAGCGATCAGCAGCGCCAACAGCGGCGATCACAGATCGAAACCGAACGCCAGGGAGCGCAGGCGGAAGTCGCCCAGTCAGCCGAGTCTGAACGGCAGGCCCGAGAGAAGCAGAACGCCAACGATCTGCAGGCTTCTTCAGATGCTTTGTCGGAAGCCCGACGCGAGTGGGAAGCAGCCATCGCTGAAGCGGCCGCCAAACAGAAAGATGCCAACGCTCCGGAACTTCCGGATCGTCTGCGCCGGGCTCAGGACAATCTCGCCGGCATGGAAGACAGCCTCGTCAATGTCCGCGACCAGCGATTGAGTACCACCGGCACGTTCAATGCCGCGGCCGTTCGTGGTCTCGGCGGCGGGTCCGCCGAGGAACGGACAGCCCGAGCCACCGAAGCCACCGCTCAATCCGTCAAGAAACTCGAAGAACGATCGCGCCTCGGCCAACCCACCTTTTCGTAAGCGTCAGTCCGTGTTGCTCCTCTGCGTTTTCTGAACACCGAAAACTGAAAACGGAAAACTCTTCGTCATGCCCGTCACTGTTCTGGAAAAATGGGACTCACGCGATACCACGCTGGCGGAATCCAGCAGTGTGGAACTGCGTTTTCTCGTCACCGGAACGGATGATGATGCTCAGGTGGCTGCGGGGGTCCTCGGAAACAGCCCCGGCACCTACAACGGAATGCCACGCGAGAGCGTGACATTTTCGCGAATCGGGGAACTCGAATGGGATGCCGTCGTGCGCTACGCCACGAAGCCCGCGACCGATACCGAACCCTCGTTCACGTTTGAAACGGGTGGCGGTACCGCCCATATCACGCAGGCGCTTTCCACCAGCGGCGTGTATGTCCCAGCCGGGATGACGGCACCCGACTTCAAGAACGCGATCGGCGTGAGTCGCGATTCCGTCGATGGTGTCGACATTGTCGTGCCGACCTACAAATGGACGGAGACCTTTCGATTCCCTGCAGCCTTTGTCACGGGGGCCTACAAAGCCACGCTGTTTGGCCTGACTGGTCGAGTCAACAGTGTCGCCTTTCGCAGTTTCCAGGCGGAAGAGGTGCTGTTCGAAGGCGCACGCGGCAGTCGCCGCGGGACGGGGGATTGGGAGATCAGTTTCAGTTTTGCCGCATCGCCCAACGTCAACGGTCTGACGATTGGCAACATCACTGGCATCAGCAAGAAGGGCTGGGAGTATCTCTGGTGCCGGTATGCCGACTTTGAAGATGTCGCGGCGCAGATGCTGGTGAAGCGGCCAGTCGCTGTGATCGTGAATCGCGTCTATCCGTCGGGGACTTTTTCGCTGCTGGGGATCGGATCATGACGGGCGGCGATCCTTTTCGACGCGTGCAGCCGGGACAGCCCCTGCAGATTCCGGCGGCCGCCTACAATGCGTTTCTGGACGCTGCCGCCGCTGCCGAAAGAAATCAGCAGACCGGCGTACGTTCTGGCGGACCCGAGCAGCGTTCATCGACGCTGATTCGCATTCGCAACGAAAGCGATCGGGATCTGAAACAGTTTGAGGTCCTCGGGATCGACGCCCCGATCTTTGATCCGCAGGCTTCGCTGGATGCCTTTCGCCGGGAAGTCACATTTCGCGGCGTGTTGCCCGATGAGCAACTGCACTCAGGTCGCTTTGTCGTCCTGCAGGAGCCAGTACCACGCTTTGGTGTCGGCCTGGCTGTGGTTGTGGGGCTCACGATTGCGCGGCTCTACGATCCTGTCGATGGACCAGCCGGGGACTATGCCGACGTGCGACAGTCGCAGGTCAACAGTGTTCGCCGGCGGAGTAAACCCATCGCGCCGATTGTCTGGGCCGATGATGTGCTGGACGCCGGTCAGCTGCGCTGGGTCGTCCTGCACCTGAATCCGCAGCCCGTACGGCCGACGACCACCACGACGACCTGCAGTCCCAGCGTCGGTTACTGTCTGTATGAAGCGGAATTTGATCCGGAACATCCGGAAGTCACCCGCTGGTCCCTGCTGCTGGACAATCAGCGACAGCCCATTGATCGCTGTACGCACAACAACTCGTGCGTTCCGCCGACGCCCGTTCCGACGGTCGATCAGGCCACAGCCAAAGAACAGCGACGCACGTGCTGCGCGGCCTCGACGACATCAACCACGACGACACCAGTTCCGTGTTCCGGCTCGTGTACGTGGTTATGGAACGCCACCTCGAAGACCTGGACCGTGCAGACCTCGAACTGTGACAGCACGTGTGCGTGTGATGCTCCCGGATTCTGTGGAGAAGCCAGCGGCGAAACCACCCGGACGGACTGCATCTCCGGTGGAGCCCCGCAGCCACCGTATTGCGGCGGAACGACCACCACCTGTCCGCCGGCGACGACATCTCCCAACGGTGGCTGCGGAACGGGCTGCACGTATTACTACCGATTCGGGGCCTGGCATCTGATTGAAAACCACTGCACTGGTCCGCAGTGCTCCTGCTGTCCTCCGGTCGGCGTTCCGGCGGGAGATCCGGAATGCCAGACGCTGAACACGGCCTGCTGCTTTCCGCCGCCACCACCTCCTCCGCCACCACCACCGGCCTGTGATGGATCGTGCGACTGGGTCTGGGAACCCACGAAGCATGTGTGGGTCCGGTTGTCCGGCAGTTGCAGCAGCGGAGTTCCGGGTGGCTGTGCCTGTGCGGCTCCCAACTACGCCGGTCAGAACTGTTCGACACGGGCCACCACGCGTTGCGCTCCGCCGCCTGGTGGCAGTACCACGACGTTTAACCCGTGTGGACCGCCGCCTACGACGAGTACTGGGAAACCCAACAGCTGCGAGGGGTTCTGTCGCTGGAAGTGGAACGGTGCGCTCTGGGTCCTGCAGTCCTCGACGTGTGCAGACTTTTGTCCGTGCGATGCGCCGCCCGGATTTCCGGGTACGGTCAACGGACAGGTGCAGCTGGTCCGCTGCACCGCAGGCACGAGCTGTTGTGATCAGTTTGGTGATGAATGGGATCTGCCGGTACAGGGACTGGGGCTCTGTCGGTCCGAGATCCATCAGACTCTGCACATGGTCAAAATCGGGCCGGGCTGCTGGCAGTGGTCCAATATCTTTGATTGCGGAGACTTTGCTCAGCTGACGGTGTGCTGCAGCGGATCCGGTAACATCCAGGCGTCGTTTAATGTGCCGTGTGCCGTCCCGTCCGCTGGACCGTGTACCGTGTCGAGTGTGGACTGTTCGAAGACGCCGCCCACGTTTTTGTTTCAGTGCTATTCGGCGGATGTGTCCAAGTGTAAGTGCTGTGATCAGGGTCCGACTACGACGACGACCACCGGCAATCCGACAACCACATCGCCGTCCGTGCCGACCAGCACGTCGACATCTTCGACGAGTACGTCGACCACATCGACAACCACCAGCAGTACGTCTACCACGACGACCACGCCGGCACCGACGACGACCACTTACAATCCGCCGCCACCATCGACCACCACAACCGCAGCTCCGACCACAACGTCGACCACCAGTGGTCCGGGAACTTCCAGCACATCGACGTCCACGTCGACCTCGTCCACGACGTCAACCAGTACCTCGACCACGTCGTCCACAACCACGTCGACGACGACTT